GCTTGGTTCGGCTGTGCCCTAACTGCTCAATCAATGGAAAACATCCTTGTCAGTCTAGATACTAACGGTGCTACTGGTATCACACTTGGTATCAACGGTGGCACTAACGCAGGTAAGTCAACCTGGACTGCTGCTGCTAACACTGCCTACAATAACCTTATCGCAAAAGGTTGGACCATTTCCTTCAACACTTAATTAACTGTGGCACCATTCACTGAAGACCTAAGTATATTTTTAAGCACATCAGATTTTGCGGTGCCAGTTGTTGCTGGTGCAATTTCAGGACTAGGCATTCTAGATATGCCTTCAGAAATTATTGCTGATGGAGTTGTGCTTACGACTGACTACAAGCTTACTTGTGAGTCTTCAAAATTCAAGAACCTGCTTCACAGCGATGCGATAACGGTGGACGGCGTAAACTACACCGTAAGAAGCGCAGCCTTAATTGATGATGGTGCGTTTTGTGAAGTCATGTTGATGAAAAACTAATGGCCACTAGACGCGAGCAAATCTTGGCCCAGATTGCCACAACACTGGCCAGCACCGCTGGCGTTAGCGGGAGGGTGTATCGGTCGAGGGTTACAGCGGCTGCAAGGGCTGAGACTCCGATGATCGTGATCGAGCCAGTGAATGATGTTGCTCAACAGCAGACTTCTTTGCCAAAGCTTGACTGGACAATGCGGGTGAGAGTCGTTGTGATTACTAGGTCAACAACTCCCTATACAGATGCAGATTCGGTAATCGAATCGATGCATTCCAAGCTTATGGCTGATTTGACTATTGGGGGTTATGCGATTGATGTGCAGCCTGTTTTGACAAGCTTTGAGTTTCTTGATGCAGACCAACCTGCTGGCGTGTTTTCTAATGAGTACGACGTCAAATACAGAACATCAGTAGCAGACCTTACTGTCTACTAAGGTTTAAGCAGTTGCAAGGATTACGATGAAAGACGAGTACAGCGGTCAAGGTGGGTCGTATCTTCTCGATCCAGAAACCGGAAAACGCACTCTGATTAAGCGAACACTTCCCGCCGACCCCCCACAAGAAAATGGCACCACTTCTTCTACGCAAACGACTGATTCTGATCGAAACGGAGTCCAGTTACGGAGTCGATCCGACTCCAACCGGAACCGACGCGGTTTTGGTGAGGGATCTGAACATCACCCCGCAGCAAAGTGAAGTTGTTGGACGTGATTTAATCCGTCCTTACTTAGGCGCTTCTGAACAGTTGCTGGCTAACACTCGCGTTGAATGTACTTTCAGCGTTGAGTTAGCGGGGTCTGGCACTGCTGGCACCGCGCCTCAGTACGGTAAGGCACTGCAGGCTTGTGGCCTTAGTGAAACTGTTGCTGCTGGTACGTCAGTAACGTATGCGCCAGTAAGCTCATCTTTCAGTTCAGTCACTATTCACTACAACATCGATGGTGTTCGCCACAAGGTGACTGGTGCCAGAGGAACATTCACCTTGAATGGATCCGTGGGAGAAATTCCAACCATCGATTTCACGATGACGGGTATCTACAACGCTCCTGATGATTCAGCACTGCCGAGCGTTACTTACGCAAACCAAGCGACACCGCTGATCTTCAAGAACGGCAACACAGACACCTTCTCCTTGCTTTCTTACTCTGGCTGCCTGCAGTCAATTAGTTTTGACATCGGCAACTCTGTTGTTTACCGCGAGCTGATTGGATGCAACAAGGAAGTGATCATTACTGATCGCCAAGCCAGCGGAAGCGTGAGTATGGAGATGATTTCGATTGCCACGAAGGATTATTTCACTGCTGCACTGACTGACAGTGCGCTGGGCAACCTCACGTTCCAGCACGGCACAACCGCAGGGAACATTGTTGATTTTGCTAGTACCCGGATCGACATTGGAGACGTGAGCTACGGGGATCAAGACGGCATTGCGATGCTGAACATCCCATACACCGCGATCCCATCAACGGCAGGGAACGATGAGATGACGCTCGTGTATAGTTGATCCGAGGGAGCCAAGGCCCTTAGTGGAACCATGGCCGTGTTGGAGAGCACGGCCTTTTTTGTTGCTGTAAGCTAATTACAGTTAAACTTGCTCGATGGCTTTCGTTCGCAAAAAGGTCAAAACTTTTAAGTGGCCTGTAACCGTGGAAGAGCCTGCTGATGGTGGAGTCTTTGATGAATCCACTTTTGACGCAGTGTTCAAGCGCGTACCACGTTCTGAGTTCCAGAAGCTTGCAGACAAGGGTGATCATGACTTGCTCAAAGCAGTCATGACCGGATGGGAGGGAATTGAAGACGAAGACGGCAAACCGTTGCCGTTCTCCCAGGTAGCAATGAAAGAATTTGCCGATGATCCGTATTGGATTCGTGGTGTCTTGAAGGCATACACCGAAACTTTTGAAGGCGCAAAACTGGGAAACTAAAAGATGCCGTCAAGTATTGGGCGAATGGCGGCAAAAGGATAGAGGACAAAAGTAGTGATGACGCAGCGGCATTTGGATTGAAGCCGCAGCGTCAAGCCGCTCCTGAAGAGGAGCACTTTGAGGTGTGGGAAGAGAATTGGGATACGTTGATGATGTTCCTGCGAATGCAGACGCAGTGGACTGTAACGATGGGAGGTTACGTTGGATTGAAATATGAGGTGTTGCTAGGTGCGTCAGGACTGATGTCCCTTTATGATGTAGAGAATCCCCGTGAGATGCTGGAGAGCCTTCAAGTAATGGAAGCTGCTGCACTCTCTGAGCTGAACAAAAAAGATGGCAAGTAAAAGCGTTTCACCTGTTGATATTGTACTTAACGTTAAAGGCAGCGAAAAGCTGCAAAAATTAAATAGTTCGTTCCGCGATTTATCAAAACAACTTAACAAGCTTTCAACCGGAGACCTTCAGAAAGCAACTGACGATGTACGAAAGTTTGCTGCAGAAGCTGGCAATAGCGAAGCGACAATAAAGGCTCAGATTAAAGCGTTTGAAGGCTTGCGAGCGCAAGCCAACGTGACAAGTACGGTCTATAGAGACCTTGGGAAGGGTATTGTCGATCTCAAAGCCTCGCTTGACGGGCTTGGCGCAAAATCGCAGGCTCGCGCTAAAAATCTTGCTGAGGTTGGCACAAGCGCCAAGTCTTCTGTTTCTCAAATAAAGGAGGCCATCGAGGAGTTAAAGCTTCTGTCAAAAGAAGCTAGGACGGGCTCTGACGCATTTGCTCGGCTGAAGAGCAATATCGCACAGATGGGGGACGCGCTGGAGATAGCAGAAGGCAAGGCTAAGAAGCAAAGAGAAATATCAAATCTCCTCAATGGCACGCTACGCAAAAGTTCAACTCTTATCGGGTTGCAATCTAGAGCCTACAGAGAAAGAGTTGCCATAACAGAAAAGCAGATTCAAGCGATTGACCTGCTTTCACAAAAAGAAAGGTCTACGGTTGCAAATACGGAGAAAAGACTTCGGCTGGAGGAAAAGCTTCAAAATCAGCTTCTTAAGGTTGCCCAGACTGGATACCTTGAGTTTGTTGCGTCTAGCCGTAGCGAGACTATCAAGCTGGCAGAGGCATTCAATAGCACGGATGCAGGCATCAATTCTTTCAGGACAAGATTAAAAGCTCTTGACAAAGATTTCGGCAAGCTTCCGAAAACTACGGCAGGGCTTAACCAAAAGTTAGCAGAGCTAAAAATTGAGCTTAATAATACTGTCAGATCAAGCTCTGACTACACCCGTGTTTCTAACGAAATTATCGGCATTCAGAAAGAGCTTGCCAAGGAGACAGGTGAAAGTGCTCAAGCGTTTGAAAGACTGAACAGAGCGCAGGAAGGAGCCGAGCGCAGAGCTGTCAAGCTTGCGGGTGCAGGCGAATATGTTGCTTCTGTTTCTGGCCTTGGATCCAAAGCTGCTGCTGAACGCATTGCGCGTGGAGGCACCCCGGTCATTGGTCAAATGCGCTCTCGGGAAGGGCGTCCTCAGGGCTATAGGGATCCTGCCTCTGGAGCAATGATTGCGCCTGGTGTCGGAACTTTTGCTAGTAGGAGAGCTTTTAGACAGGCAGGCGCTACTGCTTACGACAGACCTATCTCGCCAGAACTACCGCCTGCTATGGTGGCGGCGAGAGAGGCCCGGAAAAAAGAAATTGAGGATCGAATCAATAATCTGAAAAAGATTAACGCTGAGAACGATGCGCTACGGCAACAAGCAGCTATTCGACGATCTATCGAAAAGAACCAAAGAAGAGTTGCCGCCAAAGCTCCACGGGAGCAGCCGATGCGTGAAATTAGCGCACTGTACGGCCAGATTGGCGAGATTGGCATGGGCAAGATTATAACCGACATTGACATGATGGGGAAATCTTACAAAGAGGTCTCGGCGGATATTCGTGCGGCTACCGCCGCATCTAACGGCAGTATTTCAAGCCTGGAGAAGCAGCGAAGCGTTTGGACCCAATTACGAAATGGGCTTGACCCTGCTAGCGATGCTTTCAAGGAAGTAACAAGGGACATCGAAAGAGTAGACCGAGCTTTAGAAAAAACTTCCCGCAGAAGCCGCAAATTCTCCCCCGGTAAAGCGGCCCAAGTTGCTGGCGCAACGATTTCAGGCGGTATCTTTGGTGGCCCTGAAGGATTCCTTGGTGGTGCAATTGGTGGTGCGGTTGGTGGTGTTGGCGGGTCTTTTGCTGGTGCTGCACTTGGCGCTCAGGTAGGTCAGCTCAGGCAAGCGCTTGGTGGTTTTGCTGATTATGCAGCAAGTATCAAGAGGCTGAGGATTGCACTGGAAGGCATTGCCGGAACTCAGGGTGAATACAATCGAGCACTTGCTGCAGCAGCCAGTGTCACAAAAGAATTAAATGTTCCACAAGAAACTGCCATTAGGGGGATCACTCGACTTACCGCAGCAGTAAAAGGCGCTGGCGGAGGTGTTGCTGATGCGGAGCTTGCGTTTAAGAATATCACTGCTGCTATTACGGCCACTGGCGGCGGAGCAGAACAAGTTGAAGGAGCCGTAACTGCGCTCGTTCAGATTTTCTCGAAGGGCAAGGTCAGCGCAGAAGAGATTAACCAGATTGCAGAAAGATTGCCTGGTACGTTTAACAAAATTGCTGAAGCGTCAGGCAGGACCGGCCCAGAGTTGTCAAAAGCTTTACAGCAGGGCGAGGTCGGTCTGAATGATCTGATGAAGTTCTTAGTTCAGTTGGGTGGCGAATACGGCGAATTGGCTGAAAAGATTGCTGGGTCTTCTGAGTCAGCTGGTGCAAGACTGACGGTTGCATATAACAAGATGCGGATTGAGATAGGTAAAGCACTTCAGCCGATTGGTGCTGAGTTTCAGGAAGCGTTTTTGGAATTTATTACCGATATTGGCCCAAGCTTGGTGGTTATGGCGAAGGCTGTTGGAGAAGGGATGCGTTTTATTATTCAAAACAGAGGCGCGATATTGACTATTGCATCTTTCGCGGCAAAGCTTGTTGCCGTGAATTTTGCACTAAAAGCGTTTGTTGCTTTAAATGGGCCACTAAAACTTATGTTCGCATTAATAAGAACTGGGTTCAGACAAACCACTCAGCAGGCGTCTCTTGCTGCGACAAAGCTGGCCAGGTTTGGAGCGACAGTGAAAACTTTAGCTGCGTCCTTAGTGGCGCCAATCGTAATAACCTTTGCCATCGTTGGCGCAGAGCTGGTTATATCTTACTTCAATAGAATTAAGCAAGCAAAAGCTGACCTTGACGCTTCTGGCACAAAACCTCAAGGTGAAGTTTTCTTCAGGTCAATCGGTGGAACGGCTGCAACGAAAGAAACGCTGAGATCAAACTTTAAGGATATTGTCAAGAATCTTGATATTGTCGAAGCTAGGCTCGCGAAAACAAAGAAAAGTATTAAAGAGTTTAAGGCATCGCAATCAGATGGTGGCGAGCGGGCCATGGGGGGAAGTGCGCCTCCTCTCGCTGGTGTAGCAGTCCCAGAAGACTTGACATCAAGGCTAAAAGCAGACGAGGCAGAGATAGCAAGACTTCGACTGAACTATAAAACTTTAATTGAGAAGTACCCTAGTGCTCCAGAAGCCGCTAAAGGTCTAACCGACTACGGTTCTCTCACCGGCACTGATACCGGCGGCGGCGGCGGCGGCGGCGGCGGCAAGTTCAGAGAGTCGCAACTGCCACGGCTTCAGGACAAGTACGACTCGCTGATTCGATCCGGCCCACTGGCGGACATTCAAAGATTTCAGATCGCAAATTCACTCGCCCTAGTTCGGGCGCAAAAAGATAACAATACAGAGCTAGTTTACACGATAAAAAATAACGCTATAAATCTTGACTTCGGGGAGAAAGAGCTTGGAGTAAGAAACAAATACCTGGATGCTATGAATGCTGCGAACAAAACGGAGGATATTGCAGAACGTCAATTACAAGAAAAAATTGCAGGATTGGAACGAGACCTTGATCTTGAAAAGCTAATTGTTTCGGCAAATGGTGAGCTACTAGCCCTTAAGCAAGACCAAGCTATTGCATCGGAAATAATCGCCAAAGCGTCCGAAGACGAGCTGTTTAACTTACGCGATCAGCTTGGCTTGGTGTCAAACGAGGACAGGATTAACAGGTTTAGGCAATCAAGAAAAGACGCAGGGGATCCAAACGCTGAACAGCAAACCGATCTGTTCCGCCAAACAATAGACCCAACGTTGACGGAAGGCTTAAGCCAAAACATTCGCAGTTTGAAAAAAGAACTGGAAGATCTGGTAAATCCAATCAACCAAATCACTGGCGCAGCAAACGCTATTGGCAGTGCATTTTCACAGTCGTTTACAAATGCAATCACTGGTGCCACAAGTGCGAAGCAGGCATTAGCTGATTTCTTTAAGAGTGTTGGCAGTTATTTCTTGGACATGGCGGGGCAGATTATTGCGAAGATGGTGACAATGGCAGTTTTAAATACTGTTGTTAACTTGCTGCCTGGTGGCGGATTCAATCTTGGGAGCACACCGCTAGGCGCGGGTGGTGGCGAAGTTGGTGGGATCGGGACTTTAGGGCCAAACTTCGGCATTGCTCAACGCGCCGCAGGCGGTCCAGTGAACGCGAATACGCCTTACATCGTTGGCGAGCGTGGGCCTGAGCTTATGGTTCCTTCAGGCAACGGAACCATTATTCCAAACGATGTCTTTTCGGCAAGTCGTGCTGCTATCTCTGGCGGTGGTCCGTTAGGTGCCGCTGGAAACTCTGTTGATCTTGGTAAAGATGGAATGGTCGAGAGCCGCAATTACATCAGCAACAACTACTCAACTCAGCAAGCCATTGCTCAAAGTCAAGCAGCTGTATCGTCAAGTTCAATGTCAATGGAGCGTGTGATTGAGCGCAAAGCCGCAGAACGTCAAGCAACTGAAATGTCAGAACCGATCAGAGTTAAGCTGGACACTACCGTAATCAACAATGTGGAATATCTCACCGTTGAGCAAGGTCTTGCGCTTTCTGAGTCCGCTTCTCGCAAGGCTCGTAGCCAAGTGTTTTCTGACCTAAGGCAGCGACCTGCGTCAAGGTCAAAAGTGGGGCTTGGTTGATGCTTGCAATTGGTACTTATCTTAAGCTTGTTGACTTTGAAGGCTCAGACACTGGCTATGCTTTCCAAAACTTTTTCCAAGGCGAGTCGCGCACGTATTTAGGCACAAGCTATGTGTTTGCAGGTTTTGGCTTTAGTGGCGGTACCCTGGACCTACAGGCTGCCAATATTTCAGCGGCAGTTGTTTTTGCTGTAAATCAACTGGATTTAAGTATTTTTCAGACAGCATCAGATCAACGTTGGCTTGCGGAGATACGCACGGTATGGCTTGACCCAGATACGTTGGTTGAGACAAACCGTTACAGCGAAGAGCTGTATGCAGTGCTTGGATTTGAGCATGATACGAGTAGGCTACAGGTAAGACTGGGTAACCCTTTGGACGCGATTGAAGCAAACATTCCAAGGCGTGTCCTTACCCAGGTAAGCGTCGGGGAACTTCCCTCTACCGGAAACATTTCATTGAGATAATGCTAAGCCCTAACAAAAATCGAATCATGCTTCTCCCGCAGGATCGGGAGATTATTGACATCACTGGGATGTCTGAAGAGCAGTATGTCTTTTTCTGCCGACAGGCGATTTTACACAGCAAGCTAAGACCTGGCGAGCCTGTTGCTCTTACTGGGCTTGAGATTATTGTTATCAATCTGGTTATTGGGCTTGTTCTTTCTGCTGCGTCGGCATTACTAGCACCCAAGCCCCAAGTAAGAAAAGCTCCTGACGTTAGAACAAGGAATGTAGACGGGCAGACTATTGTCAGGGGGGATCAGTTTACAGCCAAAAGTGGTTTTGACACTATTCAAAACGTTGTCGAGATCGGCAGCACTATACCTATTGTTTACGCCAATCGCCAGTTAATTGACGGTAAATATTACGGTGGAATTAGAATTAATACAAACTTACTTTGGAGTCAAATTTACAGTATCGGTGGCGGGCAACTGCTGAAAGCTATTTTTTTAGTGGGCGAATCTAGCAGCATTGATGACAGGCTTTCTGGAATGATTCTTGACAACGAGCAGTTTGCTATTGGTAACAATCTTTTAAACGGTTACGATTTAAGTCTTTCGACAACAGGAAGGCTGTCTATCTATTACAACAACATTGGCGGGCGGATTACTTCAGGTGACTATATTGCTGGCGCTTCTCCTTTTTCTGATATAGCAAATTCGGAAAATGAAGGCGCAGATGACGTATTCCAAGTGAAAAACGTAAACGGGGGTTACGAGCCTTCTTTTTGTTTTGCATCAAAGCCTTCTACTCAAACCTCAATAGGAGTGTATGGATTCATTGGCAATAATTTGGGCTACAGAGTAAACCCTGTATTCAGACCGGGCAGGCAGTTTGTTGTAAGAACAGACAATGAAGTTAATTGCAAGTCTGATTGGCAAGAACTTGCAAATCGTGCTAAGCAAGACACAATTTTTCCCGGCAAGTCTTGTCTTTACGCAAGAAATGGATCAGAAATATCTGGCAACAGCGTTCAAGTAGCTGAAAAAGATCAGCTGAGCTATAGACTTTTAAGTACATGTGCCCTAAGCGATTATCCAAACGGTTTCACGCGGGGTGGAAACTTAGGTCAAGCGACTGTTGGAGACGTTGCCGGGGCGGTAGCAGGTCGCCAAAAACAATACGACGAATTGATAACTATTGGTCAACTCTACAAGATAGGCAGCGCATTAGCTATTTGTTCTAATCGGGATGCGCAGCCATTCTTATCCGATGCCGATCAAACTCCAACTGGTGGAGGTCGGGATATGACCGCAACATTTACGGTGGTTCGCTCAGGCGCAGTTGATTTTGTCTCTCTGAACGATGCAGATAATTCCTCCTCTCGAATAGCAAGTAGCACGGCTCATATAATGCGCTGCGCTATAGCCAATATCGTGACCGAGCGCGGTTCCAGGATGATAGAAATTGGCCTTAGAAGTCGCTTGCAGTTAAGCGTTTCAGGTATCTGCAATTTCAGAGACAGTAAGCCTTATTCTCAAATAGACGCAGAGGCTTGTGACAACTTCCTTGGCGACAATGCCGATGGCGCTAATCCTGTTAATTTTAATAGCGGCACCTACACCGGCCCGGAGCTGAGATATAGTTTTTTCCGTATCTCCTACCGAGTAGCCTCAAGCAACGCATTCTTCACAGAAATAGGAACTATTTTTGGAACCAGAGGTGCCACAGGTGTTGATGTCTACAATTACATAAAATTAGATTTTACTTTTGAAAATCGTTACGAAATAAGGATCGAGCCCTTGACCTCTTGGGAAATAAGGACTGGCGCGGCTAGTGGGGATCTAGCCGTTTTGGATTACGCGGTTCAAAATACTCAAATTATCAACGAAGGTGGAGTTCGGATCGAATTCTCTGGAGAAATCATTCCGCGAAGTGTCGACAGCTTTGGAGTATCAGTTTTTTATCCAAAAGACGGCAACCAACTAACGGGTAACAGAGAAGACAGCCCTTATTATGTTGATTCTTACGCGAAAATTGCTGAGGCTTTTATTTACAACGAGGTTACAAGTAGTGCCACTCAGCCTGAGCATGAAATTGTTTACGTAAACAACGTTTCAACTAGCCCTATAGTCCCAAAGTATTTTGCTTCAGCAATTGTAGGTCTAAACATCAAAAGCAGCGAGGAGGTAAAAAACCTTCAGCAATTTAGCGTTTACGTTAACAAAGGCGTTACCTCCACAAGCATGTTCCCCAACGTGCTATACGATCTCTTTACGAACGATAGATACGGGGTTGGTAAAATAATGAGTTCTGCTCAGATTGACAAAGCAAGTTTTGATTCGGCGGCAGATTGGAACTATTCAAGAAAGTATTTTTTTGATGGCGCTATTACCGAAAAGCAGAATCTCAGGACTTGGGGCGCTCAAAGAGCTGCTGATTTTCTTCTAGACCTTGTTATAAGAAATGGCAAATTTGCTTTGCAGCCTGTAGCCAACTTTGAAGGGTCAGAAAAAATAACGCAACTTTTCACCTCAGGCAATATTATCGAAGGTTCGTTTGAGTTAAATTATTTTGACGCTGCGGATCGCATCCCTCCAAGGGTTTCCGTCAAGTGGCGCCAAGAGCGAACCGATCTTGGAGACTCGTCCAAGGGCTTATTCCCTGTCGTAAGAGAAGTCATAGTCAGAGAAGCTGGCGTTGAAAATTTTGCTCCTATAGAGTCAATTGATATTAGCGATTTTGCCACAAGCGAAAGGCACGCAGTTGATAGAGGCAAATGGGAATGTAAGTTTCGCAGGCTTGTGACCCATTCGATCAAATTTAAGACTACCCCTAGCCAAGCAAGTCTTGATATTGGAGGAGTCTTCAAGCTAGGGCTTGAAACTACAACCTTCAATCAACCGCAGAATGGAGCAATTGCCGCTGACGGCACGATTACTTCTTGGCCACCTTTGGCTGACGGTAATTACTCTGTATTGCTTTGGGATGGTGCGTCAACAAGCATTACCGAAACAACCATGTCGGTTCAAGGCGGTGCAACGAATTTTTCTAATTCAGTGTTTTGCATAAACAGTGGAAGCACGAATGTGCAGACATACAAAACTCAATCTCTTTCGTTCGATGAAGACGGTAACATTGAGGTTGAAGCTATTCACTTTCCAACCAACAGCAACGACGAAAGCCTAATCGTCGATGGCTTTGACAATGACAGCAACTGGATCTTGGAGGGTCTGATCAACTAATGGCAGTCTTCTTTCCATCACTTACACCGACTCGGCGTACTTACACGGTTGGCGATTACCCAACCAAGCGTTTTAAAAGTATAAGCGGGGCTGGAACGACCAGGCTTTATGGCAGTAAAGCCTTTGATGCTGTCTTGGACTTGGAATTCTCAACTAACGATGCAGAGCTGACAACGATTTTGGTTTGTTTTAACTCTGCATACGGTTCAGGCACTGCTTTAACCCTTCCGTCTTCAATCTTCGATGGAATGAATGCTGCCTTACAGAGTCAAATCCCAAGCCATGTGACTTGGCGTTGGCAAGAAACTCCTCAAGTCCAATCAGTTTTCAATGATCGATCAACAGTTACTGTCAAATTAATCGGCACATTGGATGGTTGACTTCAGTGAGTAGAATAGATCAAAAGGCTTATAGGCATGGCTGTTCGCACTGGCAGTAATGGGCAATTGCGATGGAGGGGGACTGTAGTCGCTCGCGTGCGCTCTTGGTCAGCAAATATTGCAAAAGACTCGTTGGAGACTACGAGCATTGGGGCCTTTGACCGTTCCTACGTTTCGGGTTTGAGGGGTGTAACGGGAACAGCAGACATTATGTATGACCCAGGTGAGGCAAGCGCAACAGCGCTTTTCAACGATGTTTTGAATAATTCTTCAGAACCTTTGAGTAACATTGAGCTTGTTTTGGATTCTGCTGGCGGCAGCCAGTTAAGCGGTTCTGCAGTTTTGACAAGTATTTCTGCCAGCGTTTCCGTTGGTGCGGTCACCTCTTGCAGCGTTGGTTTCCAGATTTCTGGACCTTTGACTGGAGGATTCTAATGCTATGGCGGTACTTGGAATTGATGGAATTGTTCGACTGAGAAGAGAAGCGCCGCTGCCTATTGTTGTAAGCTCTTCAGTCCTCAGGGCCGATATTAACGCTCTTGTTTTAAATAATCAAGATTTCTGGTCAGGGGATGAGGTCTATCTTTTTTCGCAAGAAGGGCTTCCTTTGTCAGGCCAGTGCTCAAACGGCTCTGCAATGTATGCAGGAGGATTTCTTGAAACAGGCCCTAATCGTTCTCACATATCAGGCAATGATGATTTCTTCTACAAAAGAGGCGTAGGAGAAGATTCGAGTAATTTTTACTGTGGAATTGGAGTCAAAAGTGCGGAATATTTTATTTATAGGGATTCCCTGAACAGGCTTAGCTTCTATACAGATTATTGCTCTGCTGTTAACGGTGGGTCTATCAATAAAGTGGACTTGGCTCAGTACGATTTCAACTTTTTGTTAATTGCTGCGGCAGGTACTGAGGAATACAACAATGCTCTAACCGAATGCGTCTCAGGCGTCGGAGATTACAGATTCAGCGACGTTAGAGATGAAGTAACGCTTGAAAGTATTTGCGACTTTGCCCCTTTATATCAAAGCCCTGCTGCAGGCACTGCTGAGTATGATGACGCGGACCTTACTCCAAGGAGTGCGGTAAACGGTTTTCCTTGGGTGTTGCAATGTGAGTTAGCTGAATGGTCTCTTGAATTAGACGGGGCAGCTGTTGATACTACTCAGGTTGGCGAGAAATTTGGCGAAAATGTAAAAAGTATTATTACAGGTGGTGGAAAGTTTGATTTCCAAGTTGGAGAGGTAGGGCATTCGCCCGCTAGCGGCGACAGGGCTGTTGACGCAAGCTACTTGCTTCAGCTTCTGCAGTTAACGGAGCGTGGCGCGAAGGCTGAAGCGGAATTTTGGTTAATGCAGCGAAAAGTTAGCGATGCGTGCAGTGTTTTGGCTAGAGGTGGGCTTTATTACGCTACAAATATTTTGATAACGAACATTGCGGTGAACGTCAGGGCTACGGATGTCATCGTCGGTTCTGCTAACTTCGCGACATCTGGCGAGATTGCATTAAAAGTAGGAGTATAATGACTAAAGTGGGACAAAGAGCATTCGGTTAAATGGCAATCGTTACACCGGGTCAGCCTGGAGCTATTGACAATATTGACATTAGTCAAAACACGTTCCGTACTCAGGTCGGTGAGGTCACCAGCGCGGTGTTGCGTCTTGCTGGCGGAGAAGTGGACTCAACGTCTACGACAACGCTTTACGTTAACCAAGAAATTGGTTCTGACAAATTTGTTGCGGGTATCGCAGACAATACGGTAACTCCTCCTCTAAGCAATCAACAGCTTACTTGCGGCTACTCGGAGTCAGCGCCCTTCAAGACCCTCAATAGGGCGCTAATTGAAGCAGCTCGCCTGTCTGTTCAAAGCGGAGTTGGAAATGATTTGTATGACCGTGTTGTAATCAGAGTCGCGGCCAGCGAATACGTTATTGATAACACTCCGAGCACAGGTCTAGCTGTGAGCCAGTGGCCTAATACTTATGAGCCTACTGAAGAAGACCTAAGAGCTTTTAACTCTGACGACATGGGGATTATTCTCCCAAGAGGAGTTTCAATTATTGGTGCTGACCTTCGCAAAAGCGTTATACGTCCCAGGTCTGTGCCAAGTGCAGGCGGCAATCCAGTAACCGACAGAGGCAGTTTATTCAAGACCACTGGAGGTTCGTTCTTTTTTAATTTTACATTTAAAGATTCTCTCAATTATACTTCGTCTCATCACTTACTTCAAGCGTTTTCTTTTTGCTCTCAGTCAGATTTAGTCGCATATTATCAAAAAGTTGCAACAGTATTTGGAATTCCTTCTTCTGACGTTGAAGTTATAAATCCAGGCGAAACACAAATTACCACCCAGTACCCTGACAATCAGGTTTCAGCTGCGACAGATTCTGTCAATGGCAGTTCTGGGTACGTCTTTAATTGCAGCTTGCGCTCCAATTACGGCATGTGCGGCATGTATCTCGACGGAAGCGATGGTGTCTCAGGACTGCGCTCAATGGTCGTAGCCCAGTTCACAATTGTTTCGCTTCAGCGTGACATGAACGCTTGGCAGATTTATACAGGAGGGTCTTGGCAGACTTGTAGTGGATACAGTGAGTACATAAACGCAGATAGTAATGATGTAAGATCGCGAATCTCTGGAAGCTTTTCTGCTTCTACTGGAAACTATGAAACTGATTATAGAAGTTTTGGCTTCAAGGTCACAAATAACGCTTTAACGCAAGAGGTCAGCTGTTTTGTTATCGGCTCAAGCGTGCATCACTGGACTTCTTCAGGCGGAGAATGCACTATTACCAATAGTAATAGCAATTTTGGCAACACAGCTTTACTTAGCAGTGGTTTTAGAGGTATTGGAACAACAGGTGGTGCGTTCGCTCAAGACAAAGGATTCCAAGCACTTCGTGTCCGTAGACCTCTAAAAGTAAAAACAGATGGAAGCAACATTCGCAGAATCGGAATTGGTAACGTATCCAGCTTGGGATACGACAGTGCAACAGGAACTATCAATCTACAAGTTGCTTTTGACCCAGAGACAACTTTCGCTAACAACGGGTATAGCTTAAAAGAAGGAGACTATATTTGGATTGAAAATAATAGCCGCACTGAGGGGCCAGGGGCTTCATTAAACCAAGCAATTGATGTACGTGCAAAGCTGGCCTCTGTGCCTTTTAATTCGGCAACCCCTACTCAGATAATCGTTGTTGATGGAGGTATTGACGACCCTAGCGTAAACAATATCTCAACCATTTCAAACCAAACTTTAGAAGGTAACCGTGTTTACATCAGAAGGCTTTCTGACACTAGGAAGCCCGAAGAACGTGAATATTCGTTGATTGTTTCTGGTAGCTCAACAACTCGCAGACCTGTAGGAAATTACATTTTACGCTTAGGAAACCGTAGTACCCTCAACCAACAACTAGACCCTGCAAACAATTCAAACGAGGTCTTTATTGTTTCGACTTCAAAAGACTCACACGCCTCTTTTGGCAGCGATGTTTATAAAATTGTTATCCGCCCTGGAGATAGCGCATCTTCTTTCAATTCTTCTACTTTTTACAGAGTAGGAACTCCTGTTTCAAGAAATAATAGAGTGTTCCGAAGCAAAAGAAACAAAAGATTTAGCACGTTTTCCACTGAAAACTTTGAGGCAAGCTTACCAATGCTTCCTGATGAAAGAGGTGTTGAACTTTTAAGAACATCCTCGGGACCGTTGTTAGTTTTAGATAGCGACTTGTCAAACAGTCCTACAAGCACTGACCTTGGAATAAATCAATCAACAAACACCTTGATTCTTGATCAAGTAAGGAGCAGCACTGATTTCCAAGGCGTAAGTTCTTTTATGAGAGCCATTGGGTACACAGCTCAAAATGTTGGAATACAAGAAAACGGAACACTTTCCGGGACTATTCTTGAACAACAAGATACAGAAGCATCGAGAGATTGGAACCCTGCTGATCCCCTCAGCCCTGTCCCTTCTGGGAAAATCGACTCTAGGACAAACTGGCCACTAGAGTTTAACCGACCAAGCCTTATTAGAGCTTTTGCGCACGCCTATGAATTTGTTGGATATGGAAACTACACAAAAGCGTTGCCAAAATATCAAGCAACACCATTGTCTCAGCAAAATAAAATTGATTATTTTGCGGTGAATTTATTAGGCGGTCGCTGCTATAACACTGGATTCAACGAAGATGGCCTTTTAGTCCAAGGCAACGTAATTACGGACCTTGGCACCAACCAAACTGTAAATAGTGAAATTGCTGGTTTGGGCGCTTTAGCCGGAGACCCTGATTTCCCGGCAACTCCTACTGATTTTGAAACTTTAAACGTTACGCAGCTTTTACAGTCTTCTCAGCGTACAGAGTTAACTAACGAGGTGCTAATTAATGGAACGGTTGAAGGTTCCGTCACATTTGCAGATGGCGTATTACCTGAAGCGACAGAAACGCAAAGAGGTGTTGTTAAGCTTGCAACTGACTCAGATGCTGCAGGAATTAGCAGCCCATCAACTGCAAACGATGTTGACGCTTTAACAGCAAAAAATCTCGGCTCTGTGCGTGGGGTGGCAGATGGTCTTTGCGATCTGGATTCGACCGCCAAAATCCCAGTGGCGAGGATACCCGACCTAGATGGTTCTGGTCTGGTTCAAAACGCTTCTACTACGGTCAAAGGTATTGTTGAGCTTGCTACTGGTGCCGAAACGCTTGCGCTAAGTGATGCAACCAGAACTGTAACTCCATCGTCACTAAGCAGTGCAAGAGGTGTTGCGAACGGTTTTGCAAGCCTGGATGCAACAGGTCTTGTTCCAGTAGCGCAGATTCCTCCAGTAAATCCAAGCGATGTTATCAAGCTAACGCCTGCACTGTGGGTAAACGGTTCAGCGACTAATTTTGACAATTCAACGAACTTTACTTTTGTGCAAAACGCAAACACGGCTGCGATTGATTTAGGAACACCGCTGAATGCTGTACCTGGGACTTCTGGATTTATTTTGGTCACCAGAGGAGTCTCAGCTACTACGCCATTTACCTCAATCAATGGAAGCAACTGGTCTGGAGTGGTTAATACATTTGTGAGCCCAATAACCAATTCAGAAGGACTATCAGGAACCGTGTTGATCGGATACTATGTTGCAACTTCAACCAACATAGTTTTCACCGCCTCTATGGTTGCTTGATTATGGTCACTGCAGTACCCGCTTTTTTTGGTAGCAAGGCTCAAACCCGCAAGCCTTCTGCTGTAGATTTGACTATTCTTTTTGACGAATCAGGTTCTAATTTTAACTTTATAGCTGCTTTCAAAAATAAAGCAAACATTACTGCAATTGAAAACTCTTTAGTAGCAGAGGGTGTTGGTGTTGGAACTGATTTAAATAGATATAGGATTGGCGGCTTTCTGCGTGCTTTTTATGCGGACTTTAATGCGTCTTCTCAGAAAACTTTTATCAATAGCGGCGAAATTCAAAACGCAGCCTGGGGCCAAAACGACGCTGGTTTTGAATACGGGGAAAACCAAGAAGACGAAACAGGAGCCATTTTCGCTGCTTCGCAACCAATTTTCGGTTTAAATGCACCGCAGGACAACCTTAGACCTGTAGGTAACAATATTGGTCGAATTACGATTTCACAATCAACAGAAGAGAGTGCTGGCGTCTACAACGGTTCAGGTTTAGATGCACTTATGAGGACCAATGAAAAACAAAGATTAGTTTTTATTGACGGGGGTCGCGATCAAGAGCCGCAATGCAGTGATTTGCAACGATTAATTACTATAGGCACTGTTCCTAGCGGGTCTAGGGTTTACGGGTTTGTTTTTACAGGAGAAACTGAAGCAACGGTTATTTTTTCACCTAGCGGAGTAACAACCGGAACGCAGTTAAGTGACTTGACCATCGTAAAAAATATTAGCAAGACAACTCTTTCATGCGAAGGATTTGTTGCAGGCAGAAGCCTTGGCCCTAATCAAACCAGAGATGAAACAACGAATGTTGGGCATTACGCAAATCTTACTGGTGGAGCAGTGCTGGCATTATCGGCTTGCACGCCAAACTTTCCACTGGCCTTTGAAGTGCTCGGGAAAATACTTGGAGAGCTGTTGTTTGATCAGTCGTTGTAACAGCTAGAATCAGCATAATGGTCAATACCAGAATCTTCGCTCTATAGCAAATGGCACTCGATATTGTCCACAAGAAGAGTGGTGTATCTCAAAGGCTTCCGGTCGCTAGCGATCTAGGACTAGGCGAAATTGCTGTCAATTACAACGCTGACGGCCCATTTCTGACATGCAAAGACACTGCCGGAAATGTCCGAAAAATTAACAATATTTGGGTTAGCGCCACTGCGCCAAATGGGGCAAGCCCTGGAGATCCTTGGCTTGACACAAGCGTAACCCCAGCAAGGCTTTTCATATATCAAGATTCTTCGACGCAATTCACTCCTGCAATAACAATAAACACAGCAACTCCAAGCTCAACCGGCACTGTTCAGCTTGCTAGCGCAACTGACATTACTAATGGATCGCCTGGGCGTGTAGTAGATGCTTCTCAGCTGCAGTCTGAAATCAGCAGCTTTCTTGTTGGGGTTAACGCAACATCTCCGTTGGTGGTTGGCGGAACCTCAACCCAGCCAAACATTTCAATTACTCCTGGCACGGCAGGTCAAATATTTAGAACCAACGCGCAGGGCAATGCGGTTGAATTTACAAGCGATTTAAGCGTTCCTGGAAATTTGGATGTCATAGGCGATGTTTACGTAGGCCCTGGAGCGCCTTCTTCTCCTAGCCTAACTATTCATTCAAACGGCGAGATTACTGCTGGAGCATACAACAATATTAACGTAGGTCGTGGCGGTAATTCTGTTGTAACCAATACGAGTGTAGGAACAGAAAACTTAGAGAGCAATACTACTGGGGCGTCGAACTCTTCCTTCGGAAAACAATCTCTTCAAAGCAATACTACTGGGAACTCGAACTCTTCCTTCGGAAGACAATCTCTTCAAAGCAATACCGAGGCAAGCGATAACACGTCGGTTGGGCATCAATCTCTGCAAGCGAACACGCTAGGGAATGCTAATACTTCAGTCGGAAGATCAGCTCTTAGTAGCAATTTGACTGGTAATGAAAATACTGCCGTGGGCTACTCGTCTCTTATTGATTGCACAACAGGGTCTTATAACGTAGCGGTCGGCAAGTTTACAGCAGCTGATCTTATTGGAGGAAGCAACAATACCGTAGTGGGGTCTTCAGCTTTAAGGCTTTCCACAACAGGAGAATTTAATGTCGCTTTGGGGGAGAGCGCTGCATACTACTTCAGCGGAAACAATAACACGGTTCTTGGAGCCTATCTAGGTAATTCAAGCGAAACAGCAATAAGTGATACCGTAGTTATTTCAGCAGGCCGAACAGAGAAGCTTAGGATTAATTCAACTGGATCTTTGCTTTTTGGTGGTTCGTTACCTGCTAGCCCCAATATTCAGTTTGATAGCAGCGGAGATGGAAGCTTTGCTGGTTCGGTCACGATTACAGGGGATTTGACTGTCAATGGAACGACAACAACACTGGACACTCAGAATCTTCGGGTCGAAGATAAGAACATTGAGCTTGGCGTAGTAGCAAGCCCAACAAACACAACCGCAGACCTTGGAGGAATAACACTTAAAGGAGCCACGGACAAAACCTTTAGGTGGTTACAGAGTGGAGAAAATTGGAAATCATCTGAACATTTAGACCTTGCAATTAACAAGGAATATCGAATCGCAGGGACAAGGGTTCTAGACGCTACGAGCTTGGGTGCAGGCATTGTCGGATCAAGCCTGACAAGTGTCGGTACGATTGCCACAGGTGCTTGGCAAGGAACTGCGGTCGGAGTTGCGTATGGAGGAACCGGACAGACGACTTATGCAAATGGCGAGATCTTGGTAGGTACTAGCAGTGGATCATTAGCAAAAGCCACTATTACTGGTGGAACAGGGCTGACAACTGTTAACGCTAGCGGATCCATTACGCTCAACTTAGACAACACCGCCGTAACACCAGGAAGCTATACAAACGCAGCAATCACAGTAGACCAGCAAGGAAGGATTACGGCTGCTAGCAATGGAAGCGCAGGATCGTATCTGACTGCTTCAGATATTGGCGTAACTGTCGAAGCGTTTGACGCTGCAACAGTTAAGGAAGACGAAAATCAAACATTTACCAAAGCTCAGCGTGGAAGTATCACAGCATTAACCGATGCAGCCAACATAGCGATCAATTTGAATGAAAACAACTTTTACAGCGTAACGCTCGCCGGAAACAGAACACTTGACAATCCAACAAACTTAACTGCCGGGCAATCCGGTTGTATTTTCATTACTCAGGATGGCACGGGAAACAGAACACTTGCATTCGGAAGCAATTACGATTTCGCTGGAGGTATCACTCCAGCCCTGTCGGTCAACCCTGGTGCTGTTGATGTCTTGAGTTACGTTGTCCGCTTGGACGGAGCAACCCCCTCAATTATTTGCTCACTCACAAACAATTTTTCTTGAGGTAAAACGATGATTCCAGGCAGCATCTTTCCATTATTTTTGACAGCAGGCGAATGGCTGATAGTTGACACTTGGGATGCTAATACTCAAGGAGTCAACATGTCT